GGTATTAACCAAAAACAACTAGCACATTATGCATCGGGACTGAAACGCCCCAGACCAGAAACAGCAAAGAAAATAGAGACAGCTTTACACAAATTAGGTGCAGAACTTTTGGATATTAGACTTTAATTTTTGTTTGACACCCACTAACGTGGTACAATATTTAGTTGTCCAAAATTCCCTCTTTTCAGGGATGCACCTTTTTATAAAAAATAAATCAACTTTTTAAGGCTCAAAGCTTGTTTGTTATATGATTACACACCTCACCTATATTGAGCCGTAGGTGGGGTTTTATTTTGCCTATTTTTCATTTATTACAGCCTAAAAACCTGTTTGACAAATAGAAGACAAATAGAAACGGCAATTATATCCGTATAAAAGTGTTTCTTTGCTGATATGAATATACGAACGGAAAATTGGCAAATAGATTTAAAAAATTCTGGGAAGATCGTTTTAGACAAAGATGATGTAAGGCAGTGTATTTCATTGATTTTAAAGACAAGAAAGGGCGAAGTTCCATTAAACCCACATTTTGGCAGTAATCTTTGGGACTGGATAGATAAGCCCATAAATACGGCTATTCCCAACATGAAGAAAGAAATCATAGAAGCCGTAAAACTATTTGAGCCAAGAATAAAAATTTTAACCATAAAACACGAATTAGTTAATGATAAAATAACATTTAATATAAAATATAAATCTGATGTCGGAGAACTAGATAATTTTAAATTTGATGTTTTAGAGAATGAAAATAATAAAGAAAGCATTAAACTTTTTTCTTCTTTTATACTAAAAAACACCTATGAAACAGAATCAATAAGATATAATTTAAAGTTAGAATTAGACGGAAAACCCAAACACCCGACCCCACCATCTGGAGGCTTCTCAAACATCACAGAAATGCTAAAATGGGCAAATTCCAACTATCACACATACGGAAAATGGGAACATTTAGCCAGCCAAAATACAATAATTCTATACGTAAATAATAATTTAGCATCACGGGGAAGCCTGAAAATAATAAACTACAAACATGTTTTAACGGAAAAACTTCCCATAAACAACGAAGGAAAAGCCTTTAAAATAATCTTGAAAGACAATAACGAAAGAATTTCACCATTTGATGATGAAAACATAAAAACGTGGAGCGAAATACTCAATTACATGCAAAAAAACCACTCGCGTCTCGGAAATTGGAGCATAGATAATGGTTTGCTTATACTTATAGGAAATGTTGACTTAAAAACAATAAACCTAAAGATTGAAATATGACAAATATTAAGTTCTTGGAAATAGATTCAGAGAAAATAATAGCAGAAATAAAAGAAGAGTATGAAAAACTTTCGGGTAAAATTCTTTATCCTGCACAAGTGGAACAACTTCTGTTGAACGCCTTCGCTTATAGGGAGTATCTTCTTAGGGTTCAAATACAGGAGGTTGCAACTCAAAATTTAGTTGCCTTTAGCCGCGCGCCATTTTTAGATTACCTCGGGCAACTAGTTGGGGTTAGGAGACTTAGTGCCTCAAAAGCCGTTTGCCAGATAAAATTAACTTTCGTTTCAGAACACGGGGATTTAACAATACCAAAAGATACAAGAGTACAATCTATAGACGGAGAAGCAGTATTTTTACTGGATGAAGAAATAAGCGTAAAGGCCGATACAAACGAGGTTTTAGCAAATTTCACCTGCACGATAGAAGGGAAAAAAGCAAATGGATACCCTAGGGGAAAAATAGCAGTAATATTAGACCCACAGCCGTATTTGATATCAGCCGAAAACATAGAAATCACTTCGGGAGGCTCGGACGAAGAAACAGACGAAGAACTACGAAACCGAATAATGATTGCCCCACAATCCTTTAGCAATGCAGGAAGCAAAAGAGCTTATGAATTTTTTGCAAGAAGCGCAAACGCCGATATATCCGAAGTTGGAATAACCTCCCCAAAACCTGGGCAAGTGAATATTTATCCCCTGATGAGAGACGGAAAAATACCAAATAAAGCCGTTTTAGATGCTGTTTTTCAGGCTTGTAACGACGAGAAAATACGCCCATTAACAGATACTGTAATAGTAGAGGCTCCAGAGGCTATATATTTCAATATCGAGGTTGATTTGGTTCTCATTACAGGTTCTGTACAATCTGAAACCTTGAAAGCTGTAGAAAATAATTTACATAAATATACCGTAAATAAGGGAAATAAATTGGGATTAGATATTGTTTTGGAGAAAATAATCAGCGAATGCATGAAAATAGAATCTGTTTATGATGTAAAAGTAAACGAACCCAAAAAAACAATCGTAATAAACAACAATCAAGTTGCTAAATGTAAAGAGATAAAAATAAACCTAAAAGGCTATAATGATGAATAACCAGTAGTACTCATCGTTGATGTTTTTATTAAAATTATAAATTATGAGTTGTGAATTAGATAAAAATATTCTTCCTCAAAGCATGCAAGAACCGCATATAATGGCTTTTGACATATTGATGAGGCAAAGGCTTGAAAACATCGGTCTTGATTCACTTTTAGTATATATAATAGACACCGTAAATGAAGAAACCCTCTATCAGCTCGCTCGTCAGTTTGATTTGTTGGGCTTTAACGGTTGGAAGCTTGCCGATACAACACAAAAAAAACGAGCGCTAGTAAAAAAAGGCATCGAACTTCACAGATACAAAGGAACTGTTTGGAGCGTAAAAGAAGCCCTAAAAACGGTAGGTTATCCCGATGTTAGCATCACTGAACACGTAGGACACTGGGCGGGCTTCACAATAGAGCTAAACGCTGGAAATCAGCCAATTTCAGAGGAAATAATCCGAGAGGTAACAGGTGTTGTAAATGCGTACAAAAACGCAAGAAGCCACCTAATGGGGTTTGAGTTTAAAATAGAGTTCAGCGCGGAGTTGAAAATGCATGAAGAAAGCTATGAGGCCTCGGGAGATCTTTTAGAAGAAAGCATTTTTTTGGGTTCAGATTTTAAATATAACGGTGAATACAGGTATGACGGAACAAAAAATTATAATAGTGATGAAGATCTTCTAGAACTGACAATAAAAACAATCAACTAAATTAAAAATATATGAAGTAAAAATTACCCGTAGCACGGACCCACTATGTGGGAGATAATTTTTTAAATAAACATAAACTAAATAAAAATATATGAAGGAAAAATTACAAGTATCAGGAAATGTGATAATTTCAATAATAAATAGTAAAACAGGTGAAATTATTGAAGAATTTAACGAAAATAATAAAATCGTAAATACAGGATTTGAAAACGTAGCCAAATTAATCGGCGGAAACCCAACAGCAAGCCCTGTAACAAAAATAGGTTTCGGAGAAAGTGATGTAGAAGTTTCAGTAGAAAACACAAAATTGGTAAATCCTTTCATAAAAAATATAGATTCTGTAGTATATCCTACTTTTAATAAAGTGAGATTTAGTTTTTCGCTCTCAGCCGAAGAGGGAAACGGAAGAAAAATAACGGAATTAGCCCTTTTGAACTCCGCTGGGGTTATGTTTTCCAGAAAAACAAGAAGCCTGATAACCAAAACAGATAAGATTATAATTTCAGGTATTTGGGTGATAACTGTTAATTAACTCACAGTGTGAGATACATTAAAAAAAACAATTAAAGGGACAAAAGAAATGGCAAAAATTAAAGAAATATCATCTTGGGAAGATATATATCAACTAGAAGAAACAGATGTAGTAAGAGGTGGAGATCCCCAAAAAGGCGGAACGGCAAATATTCAGGCCCTCCAACTAGCAAATAGAACTTTATTCCTTAAAAATAACTTTCAAAGGAATAAAAAACTAAAATTAATACCAGTTTCTAAAGATTTAACACTAAAAGCTTCTGATTTGCTAAATTCTTACGTAGTTTTTAATTTGAAAAAATATTCTAGTATTTGCACTTTAGACTTAACAAATTTACCCGAAAACAGTATTTTATCTTTTTCCGTTAGATATATACCTCCCGATGATGCTGCTATTCTTCCCCCAGGTTATCAAACTCAGCCTAGAACAATAAGACTGAAAACATCTTGCAGAATTCAGGGAACACCAAATAATGCCGAATTTGTTAGTAATTTTTGGCTACACGAAGGGGAAAGCGTAACACTGATATATGCCGATAAACAGCTTTACATAATAGATGACAACACGGAAATGAAGAGCGTAGGAGAAGTGGTATACGGCTACAAAAGACCCTTTTTATCCGTTCCTGCAGACGGTAAATTATTAAGGCGAGATGAATTTCCCAGACTTTGGGGATTTGTTTACTATGGTGCTGTCTCCGATTATACTTGGAAGTCGAATACACGTAATCAAGGTTATTTTTCCTCAGGAGACGGCTCTAAAACCTTTAGAGTTCCAGACCTTAGAGGGGTGTTTATCAGAGGTTTAGATGGAGGTAGAGGGATTGATATAGATAGAAATTCAGCAAATTTTGATAATGGTCACTATCAATCAGACGCCCTTAAAAAACACCGTCATAGCCTGTTTGGAGGAGACGGAAGAGGTCACGCCCCACTGAACAACTATCCCAATGAAGCTCCAGCTTTTTTCGGAGACCCAAATTGGGGAACCAACACTTGGCAGTACGTCATTACAGCAATTAATCAAGAGGCTTATTTGGGGAAAAGTTCCTATGAAGGTGCTTACGAAACAAGACCAAAAAATATTGCTTTAACACCATATATTAAGATATAATTTATTACTAAAGATGATATTAGAATTATTAAAAAACGATTACAGTGCAATTTGGTTGAAAATGTTCGTAGTTTCAGTAGCGTGGAGCTTAGTTCTCCTCTCAATGCTGATAGACTTGTATTTCGGAATCAAAAAATCCAAAGCACTCGGAGAACATACAAACAGTAAGGGTTTTCGTAGAAGTATAGAAAAATTCTGTTATTATTATGCTATGTTGGTTTTCGCTCTGATTTTCGATGCCATCATTCCGATTTCTTATTATCTGGAATTTCCGTCTTCTGCTTTGCCCATTATAACGCTGTTTTGTGCCTCAGCACTGATTTTTACAGAAGCTAAATCCGTACGAGAAAAAGGAGACGATAAAGCTAGAAGAAGAACCGACAAAACACTTAAAGATATGCTGAATTTACTGGAAAAACGAGAAGATTTGGTATTTAAAATTTTCAAAGAATTAAAATCTAACAGCAATGAAAAAACTGATAATACTAATAATAGTTAATATTTTTCTAGTTGGTTGTGGAGTAAAAAATAAAATAATTTCACTAGAAAAGGATAAAATTAAAAATTCTTCAACCGAAAAGAAAGAAAGTTCTGAGAGTTTAAATATTAAACATGAGACAATAGATTTAACTAAAAATATTAATGGAAATATATCTTTAAAAATAATTCCATCAGAGAAAAATTTAAATCTTAAAGCCGATTCTATAAAAATAAATGAAAAACCAAGAAAGATAAAAGTAAAAGATCACTTTGGTGCTGAAATAGAATACGAACTTGGGGGAAATGAAACACTTATTTTTGAATCTCAAAACTCTGAAAATGAGTCACTTAAAAACCTTAATGAAAGTCAAAATATTGTAGATAATCTAAAAACAGATATCTCACAAGAATCTGATAATTACAAGGAGATAAAAATTAAAGATATTAGAACTGCTAATAAAAGTATTTTTTACATATTATTTTACCTATTGGGCTTATTTTCTCCCAAATTATGGGCTTTTTTGATTAAAAAAACACCAAATATATAGGCTTGTATTTTTAAAAAATAAATCATGAAAAAAATAGAATTTACAAATATCCTTCTAAAAACGGGCGCAAATATGCTAAATACACCCGAAAATCTTTTTGAACAAATGGAATCTTTTGAAATAATCTCTATAGAAGATAAATTTATGTTTTTAGCAAATTGCCTTCATGAAACAGGTGGTTTTAGAGTTTTTAAAGAAAATCTTTATTACACAAGCCCTAAAAGATTAATATCTGTTTTTCCATCAGCCTTTAAGCAAAAATATAACCCAAATGATTATTTAAAAAATCCTACAAAACTCGCTAATTTGGTTTACGATGATAGAAAATTCCCAAAAGGTTTAGGAAATATTAAAGATGGAGACGGCGCAAAATTTATAGGTAGAGGAGCAATACAAATCACAGGAAGAAGTAATTATGCTAAACTCTCCGATTTTACAAATATTGATTTTATTTCTAATCCGCAAATGTTGGAAAAAATACCGTATAACTTTATTTCAGCTTTATATTTTTGGAAGAAAAATAATCTATCATTTAAAAAATCCTTATTAGAAACACGCCAAATAATTACGGGTAATCATTCACGAAATCCACAAGGTTTGCAAGATGTAAAAAGATGGTTCAACAAACTTATATCTCTATACAAGCAAAATATTTAAAATTTGTTTCAACCACTGAAACATTTTTATAAACCCATGAAACAATTTTGTAGATAAATTATTTAGTCAAAACGCTTGTTTCCTAATTGGGATTTTATTATCTTTGAGGAAAGTTTTGAGAGATATATTTTTATGAACGATTATAAATTCAGAGTTGAGTTTCTAGAGGAAGCAAACGAATTCCTGAATAAACTAGACGAAAAGGCTAAACGTAAAATCGTTTATAACATTTGGAAATCTCGTTTAACGAATGATAAAGAGCTCTTTAAAAAACTTCAAGGAGAAATTTGGGAATTTAGAACAAAGTATAACAAAACCTATTATAGATTATTTGCTTTTTGGGATAAAACACAAGTTATTGATACTGTTGTAGTTTCTACACATGGATTCATTAAAAAGACGGATAAAACACCAATAGCTGAAATTGAACGAGCAGAATATCTGATGGCTAAATATTTTAATGATAAAAGTAAAAAATAATGAAAACATACACTTTAGAAGAAATAACCGACAAACACATAGGGGAACGAGGTACAGAGAAACGAGAAGCTTTTGAGAGAGAGCTAAGACTAGATTTGTTGGGAGAATCCATAAAACAAGCCCGAAAACAACGTAATCTAACACAAGAACAATTAGGTGAGCTTGTTGGCGTACAAAAAGCCCAGATTTCGAAAGTGGAAAATAGTGTAAAAAATGCAAGATTTTCAACAATATTAAAGGTTTTTGATGCCTTAGGAGCGAAAGTAAAATTCAGTGTAGAAGTGGATAATCAGGAGCTATCAAATCTCGCTTAAACTCTTAACACAAAAATCATAACACTCCGTTGAAAATTTACGAGGGGGGGTAATTTTTTAAATATTATTCTATTTAAGTGTTAAAATCAACGGCACTAGAACGGCTAGTATCGCAACTGTAGTGTTGATAAACCATCTAGTCATTTTTGAATCCAAACTAGACATTGCTTTAACCATTTTTAACTCCAAATCGTATATTGATTTATTTGTTTGATTTATTTTATCCTCGAGTTTGGCTAAATTTTGGTTCGTGGCTAAACCATCTGTTTCTTTTATAACACGAGCCTCTACGTAGTCTTTGGTTACTAGGCTGTCCGAGATTATAATACTTAAGCGGTCGGCGGTAGAACTCAATAATTTTTCTCTAGTCTCTATACTAGAAGGCTTACTTCCCATACCGTTTACCAAATCTACTAGAACCTCGTGGATTCTGTCTCTGATATTACTCGCGTATCCTGTTGTTTTCATATCTGCTTTATTTTTAGTCAATCTATTTAGTAGTTAAAATCAACGGCACTAGAACGGCTAACATTGCTATCATTGTTGCGATAAACCACATTAATAATCTATCTATCTTGTCTTCTATCTTACCTATTTTATTGTCTAGCTTATCCATCCTATTGTCTAGCTTATCCATCCTATTGTCCAACTTATCCTCCAATTTGGCTAAATTTTCGTTTGTTGCAAGTCCTGAGGTTTCTTTTATAACTTTAGCTTCTACGAAATCCTTTGAAACCAATTCATCGGAAAGAATGGATATAAGGTTATCCGAAGCTACATCTATAGCCTTACTTTTAGCTTCTTTTGAAATAACGATGCCAATATTATCTATAAAATCCGAAAAAAGTCTATAAATTCTCTCTCGGCGGTTATTTATATTTACTGATTGCATGAGATTTCTTTTATGGTTTGTCTGAGGCACATGTTTGGTACATAATTTCTGCACACTGTAGTGCCAATGTACAAAAAAATATATACAACAGCAAATTATTTTTAGCACAACTTACTGCTTACATATCTATCGTTTTACCGATGTCGGGAAAATGGTCTACTCTGAAAAAAGTTCTTGTATTTCTTTTATTTCCATTTTACCCCAATTTACTGCTTATTTATCGTTGTAATGACCTAATACTTGCACTACTAAAACTGTTTTTTCTTCTTCGAATATTCTGTAAACAAAGCGGTCTTTGTCGTTTATTTTCCTTGACCAAACCTCGCCTTTGTGATGCTTTAGCTGTTTGGGTTTTCCTGTGCCTATTGTTGGTCTTATTCTAATTTCCTCTATAAAACGGTTCACTCTATCTACGTCTGTTTTACGTCCAAATCTACCCAACTGTTTCATTTGTTTTAAAGCGACTTTATCGAAAGTTATTTTATATCGATTCATCCACTATTATTTTTTCCCAAAAATCATCTAAACTATCGGTAGTTTCTAGTGTAATGGTTTCGCCTCGTTCTTTATTTTTTACAGCTTTTTTTATTTTTTTATCGAGTTCGGGATAAAATATGTCTTCTTCGGGCAGTTCTCGGCGTACTATAAAATCATTTTTATTTTGGTCTAGTAACCTCTGTAGGGTCTCTAAAGCCTTTTTTGTTCTCGGTTTTATTATTATCGTGTCCATTTTTTATTTTAATTTACTGCTTATTATGTCTATCTTGTCTATTTATCGTTGTAATGACCCAAACACCGCATAATAACGACTAATTTTTCTTCTTCGAATATTCTGTAAACAAAGCGGTCTTTTTCGTTTATTTTCCTTGACCATACCTCGCCGAGTTCATTTGAAAGGGGTTTGGGATGCCCTAAACCTTTTTTTGGTGAAATTTCTATTTGTTCGAAAAACGATGTTACTTTTTTTAAATCTGCTTTTCTTCCAGAACGTTTTAAGTTTTTTAAATCTTCCTCGGCTTCTTTGGAAATCTTTACGAGATACTTTTCCATACGTTTTTAGGGTCTATCGTCTTTAGTGTGCCCGCTTCTTTTTGTCTGATTACACTTTTATTTAACTCCGTTAGGTTGTAGGGTTTTTCGTGTTCCGCGTCTCTAAATTCTACTTCTACTTGTAACTGTTCAAACAAGGTTTTAAAAAAATCCAGTTCTTTTTTGTTCTTAGGTTTTATTATTATTGTGTCCATTTTTTATTTCAATTTACTGCTTATTATGTCTATCAATTTACTT